AAAGATGGTAAATACTTTTTATTGAAGTTAGCATAACTTTCTCCTTTCGTTCGAACCTTAGTTCGGTAATTGGGACTAATAGTATATATCTTCTCTTAATTATATACAAATTATTAGGTCAAGTGATCCAGCAGTCGCAATTACATTCAATCACTTGGTTTATAGCTTCTGCGACATTAGGGCTAGCAGGTAATAAAACACTAGAAACATAGGTCATATCTAGGTTTTTTGGTAACGCTGGTATAGTGTTTGCAAAACTACCTGGGAAGGTGGGAGTTGTTGCTATTAATGATCCTCCTATAACTTTTGTACTTGTATTAACTGTATTGGCTGTAACTAAATTTCCAGTATCTAATACAATATCTTCAGCCGCAGTAATTGGAATATTTGTAATATTTGCTACTAAATTAACTACCATATCAAAATTATTAGTATCAATGTATACACTATTACCTGTACGCAAAGCTAAATTAGCAATTTCAGTATTCGCTGTGTTAACAAATGATCCAAAGTTAGGAACTGCTGGAGATTGAATAATGTTTGATGTTATATCAATATTACTTTGTAAATCAACAATATTTACAAATGGACCTGTTGGTACGATAGAACTTACAACAGTGACTCCACATTGTGTGCCTTCTGGAGTTAATAATGTTTGTGTAGTGCCATTAGCAAACTCTCCTGTACCAACAACAACTCCTTGATTTATATCGTAAGCAAATGCTGCCTGTGGTTTGATTAAATTGTTATCTCCATCTAAATTCAAAGGCCAACTTGGCGCTGTCCAAGTTCTTGTAGTATCCCCAATAACTTCTTTTACTATTCCCTGATCTTCAATTGAGCAAGTAATAGTGCCGTTTAAAGCTAAAACAGTGTTACAAATATCACTTACCCCTGATAAATTACCTGATAAATTGTTATCTACAGGAATACCTATACTTGTTAATCTTGATTCATTCCGTGCTTGGCGCATCATAGCCACTGTGCTTTGACCACCAACTGTTGTAAAATTACTAATTGCCTCTAATGTTTGTGCCTGCATATGAGGTAATGTGTTTTGGGCATATGTAGGAATCGTGTCTGTAAAACTTAATATTTCACTTGGATAAGGGAAAAGTTGACCATTTCTATTTGTGTCGATCCCATTTACAATTTCTACTGGTGGTATGGCTAAATATCTGGCACGCTGTTCGGTTTTTAATTGTCTACCTAATTGATTATAATTAGTATTAACCCAATTTGCTTTTTCGGGATTAGTAGATAATATATTTGATATTTCAGTATTAATATCATTTATGTAAGATTGTAAAACACTATTTCGATTTATTGTTGATCCAGCGCTAGTATTTGTACTACTATTATAAGTATTAGGTGGACATTGAATTGTAGCAGTGGGTATTGTACCAGTAGGAGTACCTGCTGAAGTAAGAGTAACGCTGGTAACTTTCCCAAAATTTGTTATATCGGTAACTATACTGTCATAAGCTGTGCCACTACCTGCTCCTACTCCAGTAGCAGTAAAAGTCAATCCTATTGTATTACTTGCTGCTCCGATTAATGTAAAATCTGTTGTTCCAATAAAAGCAATGATATAAGTTTTACCTATTACAAATGAACCTGCGTTTATTAAAGAATTTGCTATAGAGGCATAGTTTGTACCAATTGTAGCCACAGCAGTTGCTCCAGACCCACCACTAATAGTAATCACAGGAGCAACAGCTCCATTAATGCCATAACCACCCCCTGCGTCTGTTAAAGTTAATCCTGTTATTGTATAAAGTGGTCCTACTCCTGTAGAATAACTTACAGTTAATGTAGCACCTCCCCAAGTTACAGTTAAATAAAGATTTTTACTACATGTTGTCAATGTAGTAGTTTGTAGACTGGTAATTCCGTTATATAAATCTACCCAAGGGTAAGGCAATCCAGACATACATCCAAAAAAGTCGCTGGTTGTATATGATCCATATGGGCCACTACCTAATGCTAATAAGTTTTGACTTTCCTGCGCTAATGTAGCATTTGTTGGAATATCAGTACCTTCAGTTAAAGGTAATCCATAATTACCTTCTAAGGAATATACGATTTGACTAAAGCTTTGTAAATTTTGATTTTGAATATTTTTTACTTGAGACATGCTATAACTAAAAGCACCAGCAGCAATTGCCTGATCATTTGGCAAAACGTTTAGTAAATAAGAATCAAATCCAATTGGTTCTGGCTGTATATTTACTTCTGTAACACTTTCCTGTGTTGTAGTATCAGTTGTAATAGGTTCTTGTATTGGATTCAAATTTCCAACTTGAGAAGCAATAGCAGGATCACTTAATTGTCCGTTTACTCCGTCTCCGCTATAAATGAAGTAATATGTTTTACTGTTATTTGGACTTGATGATATATTATATAAAGGTACAGTTAATGTTAAAAAACTATTAGGAAACATTTTTTTAACATTTAATAAATCAGCTAAACTTGTTAAATTTGCTGTTGAACAATTAAGAGGAATTAAAACTTGCTCTAGGTCATATTCTGTAATTATTAAAAAAGCTCCATATATCTTTCTTTCTAAATCAGTAGATATATCTGTCAGTTCCCCTAATCCAATAGCATCTAATTCATCCTGTGATACTTCAGCACTTAATAACGCTATAGTAAGTTCTTGCGTTACAGCATAATTTTCATATAATGTTTTTAATAGAGTACTTGGTTTTCCAAATGTATCAATGTATGCTAGATTTACACTTTTACCTAATGCCATTAAATCAGCACCGAATTCTTTTGTAGCTTTGCTGACACCCATTATATCACTTGTCATTAAATCATCCATATTACTATAGATACCTTTCATAAAGGTTTTACTATCTTGTATAGCAAATATAGCTGGATTTATTTGACTTATAAAAGTATCAATTTGCGAAAAGCTTCCGCAAAAATTATTATATGTAATACTGGCATTAGCGTTGGCAGTATTTGCTGTACCACCATTGAAGTTAAATTCATTCGAAGCTTGAAGGGCATGTAGGCGAATATACCCCCATTGTGTTACACTATGATTCGGATTAGTTGTATCATATGGTAGCCAAGTTGCTTCCTGCCCTTGTCCTATATTACCAGTTAATGCAAAGCCTGTTGTAGCAGGCCCGTCTGCTCCTGTTTGTGTGCTAGGACTTAGACCACTTGGGCTACACCACATATTAATAGGATCTTTTTTATCATAAGTTGGTGGTTTACTATTACCTAAAGCTGGTATAGTGCCGTTACCAATAGAAATTAGATTATTATATGTTGTGGATGAAACATTAGCTGAAAGATATTTACTATAACATCCTTGAATAGCGTAAGTTACAAAAATTAAATTCGTTTCATTAACTATTCTGCCTGCAGTATAGGTACTATTAACCTTACTACTTCCCATGTAAGATTCAGCTACTGGGTTTATTCTAAAACCTATGTTTTGTAATAAACTACCCTGAACATTTATACCAAGTGGCGTTTGTTTTCCTGAATCTGCCATGAACTATTCCACGAACACATCACTACTTCCAGTGATAATTTTATGTCCACAATTATTACCTGATCCAATTCTTAAAACTGGAACTCCTTCAGCAAAAACAGTAGGGCTGCCATTTGTGGTACTGGCATTGTTATGTTTTTTATGATGAGGACTAATCTTACTTACATGTAAACCTACAGGAATTCCATTACAAAAAACCGAGTCGGCTCCTCGTAATATTTTACCTCCTTCTTGATTTGTATCATTAAGTCTGCTTAATCCTGGCATGTTATCCTAATACTAATTTTTTGCTAGGTACAGTAATTCCAGTTGTTGCTTCAATATATTTTGTTTTAACTGATTCATCTGTAATACCGTAGATAGCAATACAATTAGTATTTAGCATAATTTTACCCTTGGTATCAGCAGTAAAAAGGCTTGGAATAAGCCCTACACCCTGCGGCCCTGGAGCAATACTAACAGGTTCTTCTACTTCTACTTGATTAGGTGAACAACCTAATACTTTTGCTACTAGTTCTTCACCAGAATTTAGTTTAAATGTATAAACTTGGTTCGTCTGTAAATCCATTATTATGCTGCCTCTTTAAAATAGTTTTCTAATTCTGTGTAACCGCCAATTAACTTATCATCAATAAATATTTGTGGAACTGTTCTAGCATTTGGAACTGCTTCTAATAATTCTTCTTTTGTATAACCATCGCCAATTTTACGCTCCTCGTAAACTATACCTTTCATTGATAATAATGATTTGGCTCTATCACAATATGGACAATGATATTTGCTATAAATTATTGCTTTCATCTTTTTCTCCTTTTATAATTGTGGTAATTCATCATAGTCCAAACTGTCGCTCATTATTCCTATAACGTAATTTGTACTTTCATTTTCTTGTAAAGCTGTTTGTTTTTTACTTGTATCACTATGTTTGTTGAACCATGGAATAGGTGTAGTTTTTGGAGCGTGTTCAGTATAACGAATGCCAATTTCTTTTAATGCTAAATTTGCTGTGTAATCTACAAAATCTTTTAATATGTTAGCATTTAATCCAATAACAGGACCTTTCTTAAACAAGTAATCAGCCCAAGCTTTTTCTTCACGTATTACTTCCATATATAATGCATATACTTCTTGCTCGCATTCGGTTTTAACTTTGGCAAATCTTGAGTCCTCTTTAACTACTTGATTAATAATATATGCTGTCCAATCTTTATGTAATACTTCATCCTGTAATATTAAACTAATAATATTTCCATTACCAATAAAAATTTTATTTTCTACCATAGCAAGGCTTGTAGCAAAACTAACCATAAAACGAAACGCTTCTAACGCATAACTAGCATTTAACGCCAACCAAATAGCTTTGATATGTGTGTGTTCTAATACACATTCTTTTGTAGGATCAGAAATTTCTTTGAGGCAATTTAATCTGTGTAAATCATCATAGTACTTACCAACACTACTTGCCATATCTACAATTTCTTTAGTGTCATGTATCGTATTAAATACCTCTTTTGGTACATTATATATGTTACGAATAATATGGCTATAACTACGGCTATGTATGTTTGTTTCGAAAAAACTCCAATTATATACTAATGCTTCTAGTTCTGGTAAACTTATAACAGGTGTGAAAATTTGTGTAGGTCCACGTCCTTGTAAACTATCTAGTGCTGTTTGTCTTAGTAAATTGCTTGTAAAAATATGTTTAACTGCATCACTTGCGTCTTTGAAATCCTGTGCATCTTTTGTTAGACTTACTTCTTCAGGTACCCAAAAAAATCCTCGTGCTGTTTGTTCGTATTTTTGTATTTTAGGATACTTTACTTCTTCAAACCGTTGTAAAGTAACAGGACCTTGGTCATCTAAAAACATTTTTCTATGTAAATATTCTGTCTTTGTCTGTAAGTTATATTGGTGTTTACTCATCTTTATTATAATCTACAACTTGTAGAGCCTTCCATAGTTTTAATTGAGGAATATTTCCTATTCTTGTGTTTACATTATCTTGGTACATAATACCTATATCTACCTTCTTATTGTGTAATTCTGCGATAATTTCATTTATAGATTTAATATGGTCTTTTATATGTGTAATCTTTGTTTGTACATCTATATCGTTCATAATACGCATGCCTCGCAATTTTCTTCTAGTTCTGCTTCGGTGGGTTCATAGGTTTTGTTTTCTTTGATACTATCTTCTATTTTAGCACCCGATTTGTTGATAAGTGAATAGTAAAAGGTCTTAATACCATAATGATGTGCTAACATTAAATTTTTAGCTATTGTTGTGATAGGTACTTTCCTATTTGGATAATGTGCTGGATTATAAAATGTATTGGTTGATATACTTTGATCAACAAAGGCGCTTAAAACCGCTGCTGTTTTTACATATGGTAAACAATCAGTTTGTTCCCACATAAGTTGATATTTATGTTTTAGTTTCTGATACTCTGGAACAACCTGTGTCAAGCTTGCAGCTTTACTTTCTTTCACAGTAATTAAGCTCATCGGCATTTCAATACCATTGGTGCTATTAATTACTACACTACTGCTTTCAACAGGAGCGATTGCCATTAATGTGGCATTACGCACTCCATATTTCTTCATATTTTCACGCAAGATTTCCCAATCTAACTCAGGTGTAAAATTTGCTAGTTCATTGATCCCTTTCGCTCTGCGTTCCCAAGGAAATATTCCCTGTCCATAATATGTTTTATCGCTATCAACACATTTACCTCTTTCTTTTGCCAATTCAATTGTGGCTTCTGTAAGATAATATGCTTGATGTTCTATCCAACTTTTTACTTCTTGTAATGAATCTTTCTCACCGTATTTTAATCCACGTTTCGCATGCCAATACGCAAGATTTGTAACACCTATGCCAAGTGGTTGTATTTCATCATTACTTAACTTAGATTGTATAGATAAGAAATCTTGATAATCAAGTATATTACAAAGGCTACGCTGCAATACACGACAAGCCCTACGCATATCTTCGGGATTACGGAATGCACCCCAATTTATGGATCCGAGAGTGCATAAGGCCACCCTGCCCTCTGCTTCGTCAATTTCATAATATTCATAATCATCATCCAGTTCTTCTGGAAGACATTCTATTTCTTCATATAATTCGTTCATATAAATCCTTTTTGAATCTGTTCTCGTTTTTCCCGATAATCTTGATATAGTTCAATCTCTTTCATGTTTATTACATATGAAGCGCCTCCGGTCATGTGATTCTTCAACATTCCTTCACTTAGCCACTGAAGTCGCTGCTTGAATTCTTCAAGGTTAGCACACTTCATATATTCATATGAATTCATTAGTTGTTTTCTAAGTGCGGCAAGTGCTTTAGTTTTATCACTCATATTCTCTTTCCATATTTTGTAATTAGATAATAACTTTTACCTGTTGCTTCTTTTGCTTCTGCTATACTAGCATAAACAATACCATCATATTCAATTTTTACCGCTTCGTGATGGTTGCTACCTTTGATTGCTAACTCTTTGAGTTGTTTACTTCTTTCTTCTTTAGTCATAAACACATATTCTTTGCGTTCGTATTCAACATCTCTTTTATTAGTTAATTTTTTACATTTATAACCTTTATACATACTCTTTCTACCACGAGCAACTGCACTCATGGCACTGGCATTTAGTTTATGTTGGCGACAAAATTCAAGCATATTTGTGATAGTTAAAACCTCTTGTTCGGGAGTAATAACTTCCCATTCATCTGCTATCTTTAGTTTTTGCTCGTCTTTCATTGCTTTGCCTTTGTTGTTTATAACTAAATCCCCAGAAGCAAATTTCTTTTTCTTAGTAGCAGATATTTTGGAACCATTGCCGCAATCGCCACCGCCGGCAGTAGGAGAAATATTGTAGTACATTGGACTTCTAGCACAATTCAATGTATCTAAATAATATTGCTCTCTTACCAAAATATCTTCTTCCTTTTCAATATATTCTACAATAGTTCTTTCAAAATTTTCAATACCATATTTGTTTTTGGCATTTTCAAATCTTCTACCACTTCCAGTATAACCATCATTGATTGTACCTTTATGTGATCCCAGATATTTCATTCCATCTAATTTATTTGTCCATTCGTATATAAAACCTGAATAGTTCATTTGTGCCTCCTGTACATTTATTTATCATTACTCTGTACTTTAGGCACATTTAATTATTTTATTCGCCTAATTTTTACTATATCGTTGGATTTGTTCTTCATAAACTCATCAACATTAGTTTTTTTAACACGAATTAATTTGCGCTCAGGATCCATTCTCTTGAAACTCTTTGTGGGCAAAAGGATCTCGCAACATAAATTTGACTGATAAATTGTGTGATACTCAGGATCAAACGGTCCTTGATTCATTACATTATCAATGAATACCAGATAAATTCTACCTGTATCAGTGCGCTCCTTTAGTATACCACTCTTAAAAACTTCTTCGGCTGACATGGTTTTTTTACGCAAGCCTTTTTGTTTTTCATATTTTACATAAAGTTCTTCAAACTTTGTTGTATCTTTATAGAATGCTTCATATAAATCAGGCACTTCATTTGGGTCAAAAAATGTTATATTTTCTTTGTTTCTGAATCGTCTCCAGAAGAAAGCACTAAGGACGACCCCATAATCCATATGACGGACTCGGGTTTCTTCGGTTCCTTGATTGTTTTTAAGTACAATAAGATCATCAAACTGATGATGCCATATAGGATAAAAAACTGTAGCACTTGCATTACGAATACCACCTTGACTACAACTGCGTAAATCACCAAACCATTTCTTTAAGAAAGGAATCATACCTGTATGCATAATTTCACCACCTCTTATAGGACTACCTAGTGGTCTTAATCTTCCAATCTCTAAACCAATACCAGCTCTTTTACTGGCATATTTTGCCATCATCTCTCCTGAAGCAAAAATACTGTCCAAATCATCATCGCTGCGAATAAGAACACAGCTAGAAAACTGCTTGGTGGGTGTGCCCAAGCCAGCAAGGACAGGAGTAGCCAAGGTAAACAGGCCATCACTAGCTGCGTTGTAGTATTCTTTGATATATCGCATTCTGGCATTGTTTGGTTCCTCTTTATGAAATACTGTTGCTGCTGCTATCATATAACGTACTTGTGGAGTTTCATAGATATCTCTTGTGCTACGATTGCGTACTAGATATTTTTCAATAAGCTGTTCTATAGCAGCATAAGAATATTGTTCATCTTTGCTATGATCTAGCATATCATTCATTTTATTCCAATCTTCCCTAGAATACCATTCTAGTAATTCAGGAGTATATAATCCAACGTTGATATTTTTTATAACAATATCATATAAATGTGGTACATTATAGTCTCCATAAACGTCTTTTCGTAACATGCTTAGACGTTGTTTTCCTGCCACATATTGATAATTTGTGTGTCCTACTTCAGGATTATGTTCTATGTCTATAAGGTCAACTACAGCACGTAATGTAATTTCATCTATTTCCCGTGTTGTAATACCATCATAAAAGTGCGGTTGCGCTTTTATTTCTATCATACTTTGGCTTACATCAGCTATACCTGTAACTATTTTCGATATCTGCGCTTGCCATTTTTCTAAATTTAATTGTTCCTGCTTGCCTGATCTTTTAATAACATTTATTCGCATATTTTGTGTACTCTATTGGTTGATTATAACTAAATTTTTCTAGTGAGTCAATATTTAGTTGACCAATATAGAGATACACAATATATATTTTACTAAGTAACTTAGTATATATCTACCATATCCATGATACAAAACTGTACCGTGTACCCTTAGTCACAGGAGTTACTAAATGTGGATAGATAAATATACTTGGAAATATAATTATTGACCCAGTAGGCATAGGTACTTCAATATCGTTAAAGAATAATAATTTACCACCCTCATAATTATCATTTAATGAACCCAAAACTGTAAGAAATGGTATGCCTTTAGTGTGACCATCAAAAATAGAACTAATATGGTCAACATGGTTACGCATTTCTTCTCCCTTGTTGTACCTATTATATCGTATTCTTGTGTACCCATGCCAACAATCTAAGGTTGGTTGATTAATATGGTTTAAAATGTAGTCATGAATATAATTCCAAATTCTATTATTTTGCTCATCAAAAAATTCACCCTCTCCAATAGTTATTGATAAATCATTTTCATATTGGGTTCGAACATTTTCACGATTCGCATCAACATAACTATGCTTGGACCAGTTATTTTTTTTAAGTAATTTTATAGTATCTTTACATTCTTTATCACTGGCAAAGTCAGAGTATAATTTCATGTAATCACGAATATCATATTTGTATGTCATATTAACCTTTTAGTGTAAGCCCTGTTAAAGTATGGTCATTGCCTAATTGACCAACTGGGAATGTGTTTACCGCTATACTAATTCTAAGTTCACCATCTGTAACAGGTTCCACAGTATGTTCTAACTGTGAAGGAAAAAGTATAAGCATATTGTTTCCTACATTAAACCACCAACTATCACTATTAAATGGGTTAAACTCTTTTACCTCATAATCAAGTTGCTTATATCCAGTTGTTTTCCAAAAGTAAATTTTATCTTTATTAATGTCTGCTTTAGGGTAAAAAACTCCACTAATAAAAGAATTTGGATGTGCGTGTCTATGATGTGCCTGACTAGGCATTGTGTAATTTGCCCAAGATTGCGTAATTCTTAACTTAAATTCTGTAATTGGTGCTAAAATTGTTCCAACATAGCTATCAATACATTCCTGAAACCAAGGTTTTAGTTTTGCTAATTTTTTGTGTTCAAGGATATAACTATCGAGACTTGTAGTATTAAATTGATTTGGTTTTTGCTCTAAAGTTTCGATAAACTTTAATTCGGATTTTGTTAAATTACGCTCTAATGTGAAAAAAGCTACAGGTGTCGGAAATAAAGGATGAACAGTCATAGTGCCTAATTTGTTTTGTAAAATTATTTATTTTAGCAATTTATCGCTAAAAATTAATTAGGCTATAATTTCCAACTTAAGGTTGGCTCATCCCAAAAATAAACATTATCAGGGTTTGGGTCATCTGGATAAGGCACAGGGGGTTCCCAATTTAATTCTTGTTCGTTAAAAACATAACTAGGATGTAGGGGAGGAGTGATAAAGGCATCATAATTTTCATCGTATAGGTCGCCTATACATGCGTACTTATGTCTAATTCTGTGATTATAGCTAGTTTGTATAAATGTTTTATTTTGTCCCAATAAATTTTTACAAAAATTTATACCTATTATTTCTTGTTCAATATTGTTTTCGTCTACTACATCTGAATTGTTTACAACAAAAACATTTACAACGATATTATTTTCGTCTAATTCTGCGAAATGTGCCATGCTTTATGATATCCAAGTAAATGTTCCGATACTAGTAAATTGATGGTAAATTTTTCCAGGAACAGAAGAATTTATAAATCCACCAGTTGCTTTTTGTGGGGCAGGATAACCAATAATTACCAATCCTCCTGAGCCATTCCCACCAAAACAGTTGCCCTTTCCACCACCGCCACCACTACCTGTGCAAGCTGTAGCTGATGCGCCGTTTGAACTAGTAGGCGATGAATTTGGGTTACTTGCTCCGCCCCCACCAGTTCCACCTGCAATGCAAGCAGTGATCACAAGTCCTGACGCTCCTGCACCTCCCCCACCAAATGTACATAAACCTAACCAAGTTGTTCCATTACCCCCAGGACCACCCCGGCATAGAGGAGCCCCTGTCGCTACAGTACCGTTAGCCCCTGCTCCACCTCCACCTCCACCACTATTAGAAAGACTTGGACCACATCCATTGCCACCAGAAAAGGCACAGTAAACATTAGGTCCACTGCCAGCGGCTCCAGCTCCTCCCCCGATGCCACCTGCTCCTGCTCCACCACCTCCAGATCCTCCTGTCAACCCATTTACTGGGGATGCAGAGCCGCTAGCTCCACCACCGCCTCCAGGTGTTGTGAGACCAAATGGTGTTGTAGGGCTAGTAATAGAAGTTCCAGACCCGCTGCTTCCAGGGCCAGTAGCAGGACTTCTAGGTGCACCTCCACCTGCCCCCCCTACGAATATTGTGTATTGGGTACCTACACTGTATGGAAATACGCAGGCTAATGGGTGTATAGTGGCAGTTCCAAATGGAGCACAAATATTGGTTAACATGCTACCACTACCGCCTCCACCTGCGTTCTGTCGACCGCCTCCACCGCCACCTCCAACAATTAGCCATTCAACAGTTACAGTTGGTCCTGGGCTCTTACCATAAAAACACGATATAGCAATTTGTCCCGAGGGCACTGCTGCCAATGTTCTATAACTTGGACTGTTAATGCTACTGTTTGCTATGGCGTATGGTGCCGCACATCCTAATTCTTGGTTGATTCGATTAAAACCCAATGGACCTGATGGTGGTAATGGCATATTATTTTACCTCTTTTTTAATATATCAATTTCATTTTTTAACTCCTTAATTGCTTGTACAATTAAAGGAATAACTTTTTCATATTTCAATGTGTAATATTTATCATCGATGGGTGCAGGTACAACAACTTCTGGTAATACTTCTAACATCTCTTGTGCGCTTAGACCAACTTCTCTTTTTTTAGTATAACCCATTGATTGTGCTAACTCATTTGGTTCATAGTAAAATCCGCTTAGTTTAGCTACTTTTTCTAAAGCATCTGTTATAATACCTAATTTTGTTTTTAATCTATCATCAGAATAATAAGCAACAATATCAGCAGTAGCACGTATTTCGCCTGTAGCACCAAAGGTACCTGTGCCTACCCCTAAAGATAATATTTGAGTATTGCCTTGCAAGTTGGCAGTGCTTTGAAAAACAACAGCTCCTGATATATTAGCTGTACCAGTAATATTGGCTCCCGTACTAAATAGTCGTAATCTTTCACCGCCTACAGCATTTATAACTACATTACCGTTAGCTGTTATTGAAACATTACTATTACCATTTTGTATCAATCCGCTATTAATTGTAGTAATATTGCCTGTAGTAATTATAGCTGTATCTGTGCCTAAATTTAGTACATTAGCATTGCCTGTAGTATTTAAGGTACCATTAATATTAGCCCCTGTACTTGTGAATACAACTTCATTAGCACTACCGCCCACGCTAAAATTAATATTTCCACTTGCAGTAGGGATATTAATGTTACTTGTACCATTAGATAATGGGAAACTTACTGATGCGCTGATACCAGTTAATTGACTACCGTTTCCTATAAAGAAATTACCTGTAATATTTCCATCCGCGTTTCTTTGTACAATACTATTAGCTGTAGCTGTTTGACTTGGCGCATTCCCTATTAAAGTGTTAGCATTAAGATTTGCCACTAATGTCGTTGAAGAAACCACTAGTGGAGCAGTTCCTGTTGATACATTACTTATTAATTGAGGCGCTGTTATATTAGCGGTAGCTAGTATTTGTGTTGTTCC